TCCATTAACTTTTCAGCAGCCATGTGTTCATCATGGCTACCAACGAGCATACCGGTTAAGTATGGTATACCATAATACAAGCCAAGGCAATGCAGGTACATTGGGAGGAACAAACCGCTGTGCGTTGTTTTTGCGCCCTCACGGAAATATTGTAAGAGGTATATAACAAACGGGTTAGCGGCAATGAGCGGAAAGTGTTCTTTATGAAACCAGCCCATTGGCGCAAAGCAATACTCTTTGAAGTAATAAAAACAAAACGCTTCATAATTTGAAAGCAGGTATTCAATACGTTTGCGTTTATCGCCTGCGCTTTCAAATATGTCTACGCTGGTTGATGATTTAATAATATCAACCAGTTCCTCAAAATCAACGATCAGTTTTTTATCAACTGTTCTTATCATTCTGTAACTGCTTTGCTTTGTATTTTAAAAAGTCGAGCATGCGAGGGCCAAACAGTTTTGCTTTTTCTGCATCGGCTTTCATTTCGTACTCCAAGTATTCACGCAATACAGCGTGGTAAGATGAGAGGTTGTACTTTTTACGCAGGCTGTCAATTGCGTTGGTGATCTTTACCTGACTATCGGTGTGCGAAGGCGTTGGAATGCCATTGTGATTTTCGACCACATCTTTATTAATAGCAGATAACTGCTGGTAATAACCATGTATTAACTTTTCAATTGTTACCTGCTGGGCTTCCCGGTACATTTCCCAATTACCATCCTTTACCCATTTACCAACCTGCGCCGGTGTTACATGTACAACGGCTGCAATTTCTTTAATGAGCAAACCCGTGTTGCAATAGAGATCGTAGGCTTTTTGTTTTTCTTCGGTTTTTTGTTTGCCCATAGTTTAATTGTAGTTGAATGCCTTTACAAATGTGCGTTACATAAGAGGCGCAGAAAAAAAGCCGATTGCTGATGGTTTACTATTTACACTAAGTTGGTTTACTATTTACACCATCATGTTTTCATGATTTTTCTACGCATGATTTGCATTCCAATTTTGTGTTCAGAAACAAGCAAACAATGGCATTCAGAAAAACATTTGTATTGAGCGATGAAAGTGTGAACACCTATGGTTTTTGGGTGCGCACAGAAGGCATACGATTGGAGAATGCTAAAAAGAATTGCCCTGCTTACTTTAACCACCGCACATGGGAAGTGCCTTTAGGACACTGGGAAAATTTACGGGTGAATGATAAAGGGCAACTGCTTGGCGATATTGTAATTGAAGGCGGCAACGATGTTGAAAAAGACATGATCCGCAAAATTGAGAACGGCGACATTAAAGCTGCATCTGTTGGCCTTGATCCTATTACATGGAATGATGCACCGGAACAATTGAAGTTTAGCCAGTATACGCCAACGCTTGATGAGTGCGAATTGTTTGAGGCATCGTTAGCACCCTTGCCCGGCAATAAGAATGCGCTTGCATTGAAAACGAAAGATGGCTTTGTAACACTTTCGGCAGAAAACAGTGAAACAATTATCCCTCAATTAAAACAACCTTTTGATATGAAAAAAATCGCTTTAAAACTCGGCTTGAGTGAAAACGCAAGCGAAGCGGAAGTACTGGAAGCACTGAATAAAGTGCTGTTGAACTCTGAAAACGCTGAAGCTATGCGCCAGCACATTGAAGGCGAGGCAAGCAATGAGCTTGACAGCGAAGAAAAGAAAACACTGTTTGTGGAATTGAGTAAAACCAATTTTAAACAGGCTTTAAGTTTTTTGAAGTTGAACAAAAAGCCAGCAGAGCAACCTGCTGCAGGTGGCGAAGCCCAAGCATCTTCTGCGCAATCAGGCGGAGTAAAGAAAGATGTTAAGGTTACAGACCTTATTCAGAAAGGTAAATCCAATTTAAGCAAAGCAGCTGGTGAAGACGAAGAAAAGGAATGCTTCGATTACCTGCAAAAGCACAACCCTGTAGAGCTTAGCCGCATTCGTAAAGAAGACCCGGAGCGATATACGGCTTTAGCGAAAGATTATCAGAACGGAAAGCGATACAAAAAGTAATCAGCAAAATCCAATATCCTTTTTAAGCAACCCTATTAAAGATTTTCAATATCAATCTATGAAAAACACCTCTTTGTTATTTGGCGTTCTTATTAACTGCGTAATCGGTTTACTGATTGCTTCGAGTTGTAACGCTGCCGGTATTAATGCCGACCCTACGCTGTGCATGGCAGGCGTAAACTTTGCCGGTTATATTATGCATGTTGTGAAACAGCAGTCGAACGTTGTATTGTTTGACGGCCTCGCACAGGAAGTTTGGTTACCAGATGTAATGGAAGACTTCTATCCCTCAAACAGCTTCTTGACAGCTGCAAGGGATTTAAGCAGCCTGGTTGATAACGATAAGATCAATTTTGCAGAAGCCGGTGCTGATCCGAGTGTTATGAAAAACAACAACGTTTACCCTGTTGGAGCAAACGTGGCATCAGATACGCCGAAAGAAATTGCACTTGATTACTATGATACTGATAGTTCAATTGTAAGAAATGCAGTAGCTGTTGAGCTTGCGTATGATCAACGCCAGCTGTATACCAAAAAACATCAAAAGGCTTTATTGAAAAGGCTTGGAATGGATGCGGCTTACGCTTATGCGCCAGCATCAAATACAGCCAATACTCCTGTATTAAGCTTGGGTGCAGGCGATAGTATTATTGATGCAATTATTGACTTGCAGCGTCAATACAATGAGTTTGACGATGACGGTACAGATAGAGCATTGGTACTTTGCCCAAGACACTTGGCAAAAATTCAGAAAGAAGATAAGCAGCTGTACAAAGCTCTTATGGCTAAGCCCGGTGAGATTTACTACGACTTCAAAATTTTCAAGTACAGTAAGAACCCTATCTATGTTTCTGCTACCAACACCAAAGCGGCATTTGGCGCAGCATATGTAGACGGCACACATAAATTCGGCTCGTTCTCCTTTATGGGAAGTGAAGTAATGAAAGCGCAGGGTACTTTTAAAATGTTTAGTACGCTTAACGATCCTGCACAAAAGGGTGACGTGTTCAACTTCCAGATGCGTGCCTTAGTTAGCAGCATGAGAGGTAAATACAGCGGAGCGATTTTACAAGCATAACCTTTAATCCATACCTATACCGGGTGATTGATGATGGCGTATGTTACCGGCCCTTTATAGGGCTGGTAACCTAAAGCCCGGATTAAGAAAACTGTTTTGAAAATGGAACTGATCATAGCGAAAATTAACGGCATTGTGTTGTATTCGGCAACTGCTTTATTTCAACTGCTGTACATCATAACACAGAAGCAAATCACTTTCGCTCTTGCAACAGCTTTTACTTGTTTAGGTATTATTCATTTAATCATTAGAATTCGCATTGCATTGCTGGAACTGAAAAACAAGAAAAACGATGTGGGACAAGATCAGTAAAATGAAAGGTGCAATTGCGCTGGCTGTAATTGGAACGAGTGTTATTAGTCTATTCATAATGGCCATGAGTGTTGTTGCTGCCAACCACGGCAAATGGGATTTAGCAGATAAGTGGATTACCATGTTATTTACAAGTATTGTATGTAACGCCTTTTTAGGGTTCTTATACGTAAAAGCAAATAACCAACCGGGCAACCAAAACAATTAATGAAATTTTTTGAACACATATTGAAAGGACTGATGCTGATGTTTACAGCGTTGCTTACTGCATCGTTATTTTTTGCTGCCTGCCGTACTACAAAAAGCGTAAACAAAGAGGTAACCAGGGAGCTTGGTAAAGATAGTTTTCATTACCGTGAGATTGCGAATGTGAACCGTGTGTTTATACCAATGGCGAAAGCCGATATGGTAATACCTGTTAAACTGTTAACCGACAGTAATTACCGGTATGCCGAAAAAAGTAATGGCCGTGCAAAAGTTGTATTTGAAAAGCATGGCACCGACTCGATTACCATTACTGCACATTGCGACAGTTTAGAGCAGGTGATCGTTAGCAAAGACAAAGAAATTTACCAGTTGCAGAAACAGCAATTGGAACAGATAAAAGATAAGCAGGTAACCGTAGTTGTAAAACGTACTTGGTTTGAACGCTTAATACTATGGGCCTGTGCATTATTTGTACTGCTGCAAGGCGTACAATTCATCCTTAAATTTTTAAAAACTCCAATATGGCAAAAGCTACTGGCAGCGGTAAAGGCAGCAATAAAGCGGTGAAAACCACCGACACTGAGAAAGTTGTAAAAACAACAACCGACAAAGGTGTTGCAGGTGTAACTGTTACTGAAACTGCAAAAGAAGAGCAGCCCGCTACTGCTGTTGCAGAACAGGTAAAAGTTGAAGGCGAACAGCCTGAACTGGTTGACCATGTAGTAAACAGCGCAGACTTGGTTTCTAATCCTGATTTAAACGAATTAGGTGTAAAAGAAGGTGACGTAATTAAGATTGAAGTTGTACCTGAAAAGCAATTGCCTGAAGAGTTGAAAGCTAACGCTGCTGCAAGTGATCAATTAGCAGCAAAGCCAAATGAGATTGTTACAACCTCTGCTGATGGTGAAACAAAAACAAGTGTTTTGCCCATTGATAAAAAAGAAGAGGAAGAGCTTGCAGATGCTGCTGTTGAAATACATGGCAAAATGGAAAAGTACCGTAAGGCATACCCGAACGAGAAACGATTTTACATTACCAGTGATGAACAGGTGTTTCTATCCGGAAACAAGATCGAAGCTTTGGAGCATCAAAGAGGTTTGGACAAATCCGTAGCTGTTACCGTGTTCGACTGTTAATTAAACCCTGTTTGAATTTCACTTAATTCTATCACAACAAATTTTTTATATGAGCGGCTTACCTGATGTAAGATTTTCAAGAACCAAAGGCAAATTAGGACGTACACAACCAACCATTGACAATGTATTTGGATTGGCTGTGAGCGGTACTGCTGTGGTTGACAAAATTGCACTTGCAGAACCAAAAGCAATTTTTGGTTTAGAAGGCTTAACTGATTTAGGTATTACTGTTGGCAACAACCCGCTTGCGTATAATGAGATTGTAAACTTTTATGCAAAAGCAGGCGAAGGAACAAAGCTTTGGATTATGCTGTACAGCGATGCTGTATTGCTTGCAGACCTCTGCGATAAAACAACCGGCGTTTTGAAAAACCTTTTGCTTGCTGCAAACGGTGAGATTACAGGCTTATTCATTAATAAGAAAATGCCTGCCGGTTATGTACAAACATTGCTCGAAGGACTGGATCAGGATGTTTGGAACGCTGCCGTAAAGCTGCAAGCATTGTGCGAACAGTTTACTACAGATAACCAGCCCTTGTTTGGCGTATTGCCGGGCTTTGGTTTTGCTTTTGCTAACGTTGCAACACTGCGTAACCTGAGTACGATGACCTGCAACCTGGTACACATCAGTTTAGCTGCTGATGATAATACCGGAAAGCCTGCAATTGGTACGCTCGCCGGTTGGCTTGCTCCCGTTTCTGTTAACACAAATATTTCATGGGTTGGCCTTGGAGCGGTATTAACTGATGCGTGGTTTATTGGCGGTACAAATGCCGGTGATAAATCGATTGTAAACAGTTTAGGTACACTGCACGATAAACGTTACGGGTTCTTCCGCAAGATTACCGGCAAAGCAGGATTCTTCTTTAATGATGACCCTACGGCATGCCCTGAAAGTGACGACTTTAGTTCTATTAGCTGGGTACGTGTAATCATCAAAACACAGAAGCTTGCTTATGGTATTTTGATTGAACACCTGAATGAAGATTTTGAAATTGATCCTGAAACGGGCAATTTAAGCCCTGCTGTTGCAGCTGATTGGGAGGGCGATGTAGAAAATGCCATTGACGTGCAAATGATTCGTAGAAAGCAAGCCAGCGGCGTTAAATGTATTGTTGAAGCCAGCTCTGTTGATGTTGCACAGGATAAAGTAAAAGCACAGGTTGAAGTTGTGCGCAACGGACAGGCAAAAGGCATTGAGGTGAGTATTGGTTACACACCTGCATTGTAATTCATCCACACTAATTTTTTATACCTATGATAAATCAAGTTGAGTACGCTTGGGAAAACATTGAAGTAGTTCAATTAGGCCGACCGCTGGTTCGTATTCTTGAAATTGAATATGATACAGAGCGTGACAGTAAACACGTTCGTGGCCGTGGCAGTTCGCCACTTGGCACCAACCCCGGCAACAAAACACCCAAGGCATCTTACTCTATCGGACAAAGCGAACTTGAAGCAATGATCCGTTACGCTCAAAGCATTAAGCCCGGTGGCGATATTACCGACTTGGTGTTTGACATTAATGTGGCTTACCGTGTTGATGCAGAGATTGTGCGTGACAGAATTGTTGGTTTCCGTCCGGGTAAACAACCGAAGGGTATGAAGAATGGCGATACAGAAATGGCGGTTAAGATTACCGGCATCTGTACAAAAATCTTATACAACATCTAAACCATTTTTTTAGAACAAAAACATACAGCAATGAAAAAACCATCATTAATTGAGATTACACCTGAAACCATTGACGGTTGGAAAAAACAATTTGGCAAAGTATTTAAGTTTTCCAGCGAAGATGGTAAAGCGGGCTACTTTAAAGCACCCGACAGAAATACAATGGATGCAAGTTCTGCATTGGCAAAGAGTAACCCTGTAAAGAGTAACGAAGTGCTTGCAAAGGGTTGTTTTCTTGGCGGCGACGAAGAGTTGTTAACAAGCGATGCGCATTTCTTTGGCCTTAGCTCTCAGTTATCGAAACTTATGGAAGTTAAGCAGGGGGAATTGGCAGAGTGTTAGACAAAGCCCGGTCTAATGCTCGTTTAGGAACTGTGAAGTATTGGAACGTGGCGATCCGTTATTATCTGCACATTGATCCAACACATTTAAGTGATGAAGAGTGGGCTGATAATGTTGCATACCTCGAAATGATAAGGCAAGCGGAGAAAAATAATTAACCTATGAAAACCACGGGCGGCTAAGTAAAACGAGCCGCCTATTTTTTTAAACCTGTGAGCGCACAATTTGAGATAAGGGTTATATCCGGTAACTCAGCTTCAACTGTACAAGAGCTGAAGGGCGAGATTATTGAAACAGCGCAGGCAACGGGCGGGTTGAATGATAAGATTGACAAAATTGGTCAATCGGCATTCAACTTCAATAACATCAGCCAAGCTGTACAATCTGTGTTTAGTGAGCTGAACAGAGCTGTACAACCTGGTATTGACTTTAATAGTTCTTTGACCGACCTAAGTGCAATTACCGGCGTTGCCGGTGCTGCATTGGACGATATAGGTAGCCGTGCAAGAGCAACCGCAAAAGAGTTTGGCCTCGATGGTGCTGCAGGTGCAGTTGAAGCAAACAAATTACTGCTTTCGCAACTTGGCCCTGAGCTTGCAAAAACGCCTGAGCAACTGGATGCAATGACCCGCAATGCAGCTTTACTTAGTAAGCAGCTTGGCGGCGATATGACTGCTGCAACAGAGGTATTAACAACGGCGATGAACCAGTATGGTGTAAGCCTGAAAGACCCGATTGAAGCAACCCGCATTCAGAGCGAGATGATGAACATTATGAGTGCGGCGGCTCAGGCAGGCAGTGCAGAGCTTCCACAAATAAAGGCCGCACTTGAACAAAGTGGTATGATGGCGAAAACAGCCAACGTGTCGTTTAGCGAACTGAATGCTGCAATACAGGTATTGGATGCCAGCGGTAAGAAAGGTGCAGAGGGTGGCGTTGCTTTGCGAAATATTATGGCCCGGTTGAGTGAAGGCAGTTTTATGCCGAAGGCTACAATAGAAATGTTGCAGGCTGCCGGTATTAATGTAAATGCACTTGCAGACAAATCGCTTTCGCTTTCGCAAAGGTTGGAGCTGCTTAAACCGATTATGAATGATACAGCTGCAATGACACAGCTGTTTGGTACAGAATCGGTAAGTGCGGGTATTGCATTAATCAACAGCACAAACACGATTGATGGCCTTAATAATTCGATTGTAGGCACCAGTGCAGCTACTGATATTGCCAACGTAACAATGGGAAGTTTTAGCGAACGCATGGCGAGGGTGAATGCATGGTTTAAAGATTTGAGCATTGATATTTTCGCCGCAACAGAAGGCTTTTTACCCTTTGTGCAAATTGGTGGAAGTGCCCTGCAAATGATGACTAACCTTGGCGGTGCAGTACATGCATTTTCTATACTTGGTAAAACACAATTGGTAACAAGCATTGCAGCTTCGCTTACATCAATGGGTACGTGGATAGCGTCAACCATTACAGCAACAGCCGCACAATGGGGCTTAAATGTTGCTTTAACGGCAAACCCCATCGGTATTGTTGTGGTAGCTATTGGTGCAGCGGTTGCAGCTATTGCCTTGCTTATAAATTATTGGGATGAGATTAAAGCTGCCATCTTCCGTTTTGCGCAATGGGTGTGGGATCACCATCCGTTTAAATGGCTGATTGATGTTACCGACAGAATTTTCCCCGGCTTTAAAGCTACAATGGGCCAACTGTGGGATTGGATAAAAGAAAAGTTCGAAATGCTGTTTGGCTGGATTGGTGATGTGTGGGATAGTGTAAAGAGTTTCTTTGGTGGCGGCGATGATCCTGAAGTGAAAGCAGCCATTGAAACCAAAGTAACAACAACGGGCGAACCTATACCGGGTATTAATACAGCAGGTGTTGCAAATACAGATAGTCCGCTGGCGGGTTTTACTCCCGGCGCAAAAAATAAACGAAGCCTTGGTAAAGGAAG